AACACAATGATGCGTAGGTTCGATGAGCACAAGCATAGACACATGGAGGCGAGACAATGATGTATACAAGAATGAATATAACGTTGTTCATTGAAAACAGCTCATGTTGTGCACAATGAACCGCACAATGATGCGTAGGTTCGATGAGCACAAGCATAGACACATGGAGGCGAGACAATGATGAATATATTAAAATAAATGGGCACACGGTTTTTCGACCGTGTACCCGTTTATTAAATATAACTTATTTTATGTGTTTAGTGTACTTGCGCCATTGCATGAATACAATGTTGAGTTTGTAATGCTTATGAAAGCACTAGATTTAATCTGGTAGTTATCTTGTGTGTTAAGTCCAAAAATGGCTACATTACTCCATATTTTACCGTTGAAGTAGAGATTAGGCAGGTCATACTCATTAGAGTTGTTGCTATCAGTGATAGAGCGTTTATATGAGAAAAGGTGCATATTGCCGTTATCTAGTTTTTGAATTGATATAAAAGAGTTTTTTTGCAGTTCATTGTAATCTGTTATTTGCCCTGTATATCCAGCGTAATACATTCCGCACCTGCCAATTCTGGCAAATAGGTTGATGTCTAGCGCATTAATAAAATTTATTCCAGCATACCCCATGTGGTCAATAATGCCGACAAAGTGCAGTGTCGCTTGTTCTCTATTGCTAAAAAAGCCGTTTTCACAGCATTGGTCTATGAACACGCCATAAGCAAAGAATACGCCTATGACATCTACTCCAATTTTGCACCCTACGATGTAACTGTTAAATAGTTCGGTGTCACTCGCAAGTTGATAAATGCCTGTGCCGCAGGCGCGAATGTGCATACCAGTGAGTGTCCACGTTCCTCTGGTATATACACCTACACCTGAGAACCCTTCAATGTGAACGTTATTAAATGTAGCTCTCTCTGCTGTATGGAAATCTATTGCATTTACATTTTCTTTTGACGTAATTAGTTGGTAAGGATTATACGGTGTAAAAGGCCGCGTGGCAATAGGCACGATATGGAAGTAACAGCTATCACTAAGGAAAAACAAGTCTTTAACTTCAGCAAAAACACAATTTGAAGTAATAAATGTTGAGTTGGAGTTTCCAGTGTACGTAAGAGCACTTGTTGCACCAGTAGCAGGAATACCATCATTAGAAAGCACTTTACGAAGTTGCCCACTACACTGCCCCATCAGTTTTATGATTCTTGTTTTTGTTAATGTGATAGGGTCAGCAAATTTATAGTTACCGGTTGGAAAAAAAATCCAGTTGTTTCCACTTTTGTCAAAGTCAAGAAGTGATTGTAATAGTGGGCTGTTATTATCGATATTGTTAGACCCCCCAAGTGCCTTGAAATTCACAATGTTGGTAAATGTGTATACAAAATCTAATGTCTCATTGTATTTAATATGATAAGGACTGTTATAAGGTGCGTGCATCAAATAAGTACCGGCGCCACCGTCATTGATTTCATCATAACCTAGAGTTATGACAACCATGTTTTCTATAAGGCCGGTATCATTTAGAGCATCAGTGAATGTGTTATATACGCGAATGTTGTTATTAAATCCTTCTTGCGCTTTAAGATAAGTAAGTACATTTTCTATGATTTCGTTGTTTTTGGTAACTACATCTGTTATTTTTGTATAGCCATTTGACATAGTGTTATACAGTTGAACAAGATTGCACATTATTTCGTAATCCGATGCGCCCTGTATATATGTCGTTAAATCAAATTTACCGTAACAAGGTAAGAATGGCGAACATTTTGGAAAATCAGGTAATTCTTTCATTACAACGTACCTCCTTAAATATTATACCCGTCGTCCCACCCACTGCTTAATTTTTATGGAAGGAACTAATACAAGCAGCAGCAGTAGTTCCGATAATTTTCTTAATCAGTTTGAGAATAGTTACGAATGAATCAATGAGTTGTTCCCAATCGGTTTTTTCAAGATTTTCAAAACCGTTCTCGTCGTTAATCATGCGAGTTTCACCCAACCTTCGACAACATATTCCTGTCCAGCAGCAGTAGCCGCATCGAACGTAATACTATTAACAGTGATGGTACCAGTATCATCAGTGCTAGATTTTACAGTCGCTGCAGCGGTAGCAGAATGGTTAGATTCGGTATTGAACCAACCAATTTCGGCCTTATTACCAAGCTTAGGTACGTTAATGTACAACACATTACTGTTTGCTGCAACAATGCCTTTTGCCGTAATGACAGTGTTAATAAACAGAATGTCATTGATGGTGTAACTCGCATCACCAGTAACAGTAATGTTCGTATCAGCGGAACTAATAAATTTACTCATATAAATACCTCCATTTTATTAAAATACGCCCATGAAACAGGGTGCCAGTTCGGCAATAACTTCCATATCAATATTTTTCATTGCTTCAGAATATTGCTTAAAAAGTTCAATGTAAGATTTTCCATTAAGACCAGTTACGGTACGATTACGTCCGTAAGTGTCATCAATGTTAGTATTGTATGTAGTGGTCGTGTTACCATTACTCGTAGATGTTTCAGTACCATTTGCTTTATTTTTAGAAGCAGCATCTGCGTAAGTATTATTAGCGATGTCAGTTTCAATATTAAGCATTTGGCCAGGAGTAGCAGAACTAACTTCAAGATTATAATTGTTGCTAGTATTACTACCACTGTTTACAGTACTAGTAATATCACTACCAGTGCGTTTGTTTGCGCTAGTATCCGCAATAATTTCAGTAAGAGTAGTACCGGTGTTAAATTCCCATTCGCCGTTAAGAGCTTGATACATAAGGTTCTTAAGTGGCATAATTTCGTTCATAGTAGTATTAAGAAAATGTTTGAATCTATCAGGTGCAGTACAACAAATTTCATTAAAACGATAATGTGCAATAATTTTCTTATTTAGTGCATCGCGCCATGCGTTCTTTTCATTATCGTTTTTAAGAAAATTAGGAAGTGGATAATCTGCAAGTCCAATATCATAACCCGATTTAATCAATGAATCAAGTTCGATTGTATAAATTGCCATTAGTTATCACCTTCTTTATTGCCATAAGTATAGCTGATAGATGCATTACGGGAGTTAAATTTGGAGTCACCAATTTCAACATTTGCCGCAAGTTCAACATCGACTGGAGCATCCAAAAAATGGGAGAATAGATTGTTAATTTTTTGACAGGCTGCTTTTCGCTGACTAAGACCAATGTTTGCCAAAGCATTTGCTTGAATTGTATATTGTTCAGACTCAGCAGTAATAGACCGTTCGCGCTTAAATTCCGTAATACCGATACCAAGAATAGACAAATATTCATTATAAATAGTTGTCTTAATATCTTGGAGTTGTCCGGCTACAAACGGTGCATCAGTTTTAAGAACACGGAAACTATTCGGGTCATAAGAATCTTTATTACCAAAAATAACAGGTGTATTACCATTATATTTCTGATAGATAGCTTGTACCGTCTGTTTCTGTTTCAGATCAGTAAGGATAAGAATTGGTGTTTTTTGTGCTTTAATGTTAACATCTCGAGCCATATCAATATCATACAACTCTTGCGTATATTTAAGAGTTGTGATAATAGTTGGATACATATCAGGAGTATTTCTAATAAGCACACAATCATTAAATGGAATCTGCTGGAACGTAGTGACCGGAGAAATAGGACGAATATTTACAGGTTCGTCATAGAAATTTACACCTTCAAGAGTTGCCTGCAATGCCATAAGACCCATTGGTGCTTCAAAAAATACTGCATAACCGTATCTAAATAAACAATCTTCAAGGAACCGTTCATTTACGGTTTTAGGAAGATTTTTCCATTTGAACATAGTACATGCAAGATTTTTCAATTTAGAATAATAAACTGCATAAGAAACATTTGCAAGATTCTTTTCAGCAAGTTCATTATCATATTTGTACATTATATCAACTCCTTAACCAAATAGCCAACCTAACAATTTATTTCCTACCCAATTTAATACACTAGATACAACCGTTGTTACTATTATTGATACACCACCAGTTGCTCCACCTAATGTAATACCAGCAGCTTCAAGTAAAGTTGTTAAACCAGTCATGACCCAATTTGATATAACTGGTGCAGCATATTTAATACCTACAGAAACACCGGTTGTAACAAGGCTTGCAATAACATTTTTTCCAGCTTGTTCAAGGGAAATATCTCCTTTAACAACTTGCCCAACTGATTGAATTAAGGTATTTGAAATACCGATGGCTAATGATGTAGCAACATTTGAAACTTCTGGATTATCAATTATGGTTGGTATGTATGCAGTAATTGCAGTTGCCAAACCATGCATTGTGATATTGGTAAGATAATCAATTGATACGTTTTTTGTTTGAGTTAAAAACAATTGAGTGGCATTTTTAACATCACCAGTTGAAATAGCGGTTCTAAGGGCAGACCATCCATTTGTAATAATAGCATCAACATAACCGTCAAGATATGTACCTAATGCTTGTGCTGTATCACTATTTGGATCAAGGTGTGTTATTTGAAAAATCCAATCTTTGAGACCGCCTTTAGCTTTGGTAACTTGTTGATCAGCGATCGAAATTACTCCGTCGATAGCTTGCTGAATAATACCGTTAATTTTGTTAGAAACATAGTCAATCGCATTATCAACAACCGTTTGGGCGAAATTATTCCAAACCTGTTCAAAATTACCACTATTAAGTAAATCATTAACTGATTGTAACCCGTTATCAATTACACTATTGATTTGTGAATTAACAAAATCTTTAATAATTTTTGCAAGATTACTATTAGGTTCAACACCTTTATCATTAATAATAGCGTTTGTTAAATCATCAATAACTTTATTGATTTCATTTTTGGTTGCATCACCAGTGATTGCTTTATTTATCGTTTCAAGCATATCATTAGTGACAAGTGTTGATTTTGTATAATTTACAGTTGTGTATTTTCCTTCATTCCAAGGAATACCCGGAAAATCGGAAATATTGTTAGGATTTACAGAAAAATCAGCTGCTGCATTAAAATTCGTATAATCGGTTCTTGTTGCGCTTGTAAAATAAATTTGAAAATGTAAATGATAACCAGTTGATCTACCAGTATTACCTACATTACCAATTTTATCGCCTTGGCTTACTGTTGAACCAACTGCTTGACTAGCAAGTGCTTCCATGTGGGCATAGCGTGTGTAATAGCAATTTCCGGCAAAATCTTTTGTATCATCATGACGGATAAGAATTGTATTGCCCCATGAATCTGATTTATAACTTTGAACAACTGTACCTGCTTTTGCTGCATAAATTGGGGCACCTTGAATTTGTCCAGGAGTACCAGTTGTTAAATCAAGAGCTTTATGAGAATTTTTATAACCCGTTGAACAATACCAACTACCAACACCAAGAGGAAATATCCATGAATTTGTAGCATAATAACCGTCTACAACAGTATTTTGGTTATTTCCACTTACCGAAGCCGAACCGCTGCTAATTTGGATAATAACGTAATCATGATTATTTGCTACGAATTTATTATTGATTAACCAAGGATTTAACTGAAGTAAAGTTGCAGTAGGAATACCAACAAGTTTCGAGATGTTATTAATATCATCCATCCAAGAACCGGTATATTGAACTTTAATGGCAGTATAACAACTGTTGTTTGCTTGTAATGTACTTCGAAAACCTGTAAGATTATCTTCTGGTGTTGCTGCCATTAAATCACTTCCTTATACAATAGGATTTAATTGGTCAAAGTTACCAAAAACTGCAGTACTAGACCAAAAGAAAATACCTTTATCAAAAATACGTTTAATCAAATCCATATCTTCATCAGGAAAATTACCAGATGCACGTAAACCTAATGTACGAATATATGTCCAATTAAGACGTGCATGAAGATTTGGTACTTTATAAGTACTCTGTTTATAACCATAAACGGTAAGGTAATCATCGCACCGTTTTATAATATCACGAGGCGGAACTTTATAGCCATAAGAAAGTGCTGTTTTCTTTCCTGCAACATAAATATTTGATGTTGCTACGGAACCGGTTGCTGGTGCATTATAACTTTCGGTGATATTAGTAAGGTCTTGATTTATTTCGTCAATTCCTTTACTGTATTGATATGCTTCAAAGCCACTTGTTACGGCACCTGCAGCGGAAGATAATGTACGTGAAGCACCACCGACTATTGTACCGACCGGATCTGTAACCAACCCTTTAGGATTGAACATTCCAGCAGCATTACTTACTGTATCTAATGCACCAGTTATCGCACCAATTGTTTTATTATATTCATTAAGGTTACGATTTATTCTAGAACGTTCTTGATAAATTGCATTGCTTCCACTATGTAAATTATAATCATTTTTATACTGATTATATGCCCAAGAACTTTCTGGAATTACAGCCACAAGTGAAAAATTGGCGATGTTCGAATTACCATAGTTCGTAACAACACAACCAATTGAACCACTTGTATCATCAACAATAATTTGTGCTGATACACTATTCTCAGTAATATATTCTGGGTTAAATTCAAGCTCTTGGCCGAACATAGCTATATAACAGGAAATAAATGCACCAGATAATAATTTTTTATTTTTGGGAGAATATCCGTTAATAGTAGATGGGTGTTTTGCGAAAGAAAATGTAGCAGAATGATTGCCAGCAGGCCATTGCTGAATTTTTGCAACTGCTGTTGCAGTGCCATTTTTTACATATTGGTTTAACAGAGATGTAAGAGTCGCATTATTATACGGATTACGCCACGCGGCACCAGTTCCAGATACAATGCCAGAAAGGTCTGTCGGAGGAAGCGGTGTACCATCTGGCTGTGTTGTTGCAAAAACTGTTACCCAATTAGGAGTTAAATCTTGACTACCTGCTTGATCATAACCACCACGTCCAGCGCCAGTAAAATTTTCTGGCACAATATTGTCACCAACAATATCGGTATCAGAATGGCATCTATCGATATAACTTTGATAATAAGTAATATCAAAGAACCAAGTTTGAATTACATCAGTAGCAAGATAAATACGAGTACTATTATTGCTAAGCCATTCCATTCTAACAATAAAGGCATAAAACCATTTATTAGTAAAATTAGAATTTTGATACATTACATAATTGCAATTATATAACGAATCAATATGTTCGTTAATAGCGATCGAATTATCCTTTTTAATGTAATTAAAATCACTAATTACCTTAACTGTTTTACCAGTAAAGTACGCCGACTGGGCAGTAATGTTTGCAAAATAAAGAGTATTCGAATAATCGCTTTCAAGCGGCGTTGAAAGTAATCTTAAGTTTGTATTTGGCGTAAACATATATTATCTCCTTTATTACCCCTATCCCTAAGTCCCTCAGTACATGATGCCTATCCTGTACCTACCATGTAAAGGAGTGGAAATGGTTAATTAAGCTTCAACAAATGCATGTGCATTAGCGAGCGGCGAGTAAGCCATAGTTTCCCAATGATGGAGATAATACTTGCGGCTCAGGGTAGCAGCATTATATTCGGTGTTTGCCATCTTAAACATATTGTCGTGAGTACGAATTGCAGTTTCATCGCAAACAACGGCCAAAGTCTTAGATGCAATGTCACCAGTACCGAAGTTATCAACAATAACCTGACGGCCGAGGAATTCTGCCTTAGACATATTAAATGCCTTTGCCAGAACATCAACATCGGTAAGAGCTGCAATATCGGCACGCATAATAACAGCAATACGATCGGGAGTAGTCCAGGTTTTCAGTGCAGTAGGATTCTGTACACCCTGTGCAGTTGCCATCTTCAGATAACAGTTATGCGCCGTGCTGGGGAACTGGAACTGTAGGAACTTACTTCGAGCGTTAATAACAATATCTTCAGCATAAGCCTTCAGATCATTACCATTAGTAATATCAGTTTTGTTAATATTACCATCATTCAGCGCATTGGTAAGCAGACTCCGCATCAGTTCATATTCATCAATATTATCACCAGAAGTAAGCGTATTCAGAATCATCTGAACAAAACGATTAAATGCATCGGGTTCAACAAATGCACCCTTAAGCTGTTCATCGTAGATCGTAACCGCGTATTTATCCTGGCGGTTACGACGATAATATACAGTCTTTACATCGGGATTCTGAGGAGTCAGAATATCACTCATTGCTGTTGCATCGTAAGGAGTTGCGACAGCAGGATTCGCAATAGAATCCTGAACATCAGTGCCATAAGGAACCGTTGTACCCTTAAACAACCGCAGAGGATTTTCATAAACCGAAGCATGAACTTCCTGGAACAGAATTCGGTTTACCAGCGTATCAATAAAAGCGTTCATATAAGGCGTATAAGCCAGGATCGATCCGCCAATGGACTGGAGAGTAGCACCATTGTCAGTCGAAATATTATCGCGAAGCAAGGTATTAGATGCCACAACAGCGCGAACGACATCAGTTGCAGTTGCCATTAAATATCATCCTTTCAAGTTAAGACGCCCATTAGAAAAGAGCGAATCTACAGATGTGTTATCAGTTTCCGGTCTTACAATAGGACCAGGTTCATTTTTGTCAGGAACAGTTACACGAAGAAAAAGATTCATATTGTCTTCTTTCAGTTTATTGTTCTGTTTCTCCAAGTTATTTGCCTTTTTCTCGGCAGTTACCCGTGCTGCGATTTCCTCATTGAATGCAGTGGTAAGTTCAGCAAGTGCTGTAGTCACTGCACCCTGGTCATCAAGATGGGCGAGAATTTCCTGAGTTTTTGCATTATAATCTGCAAGTTCCATTTTAACCACTCCATTACATTGATTATTTTGTTCGTTTGTCAAAACGTGACTTTACATTACGAACATCAATATGAACAAAAGTGTTGTAAATACCAATACCAAATTTACTAGGATATTTACTACAAAGGTAATTATAAATTACAGCTGGTTCAATTCCAGAAATTTTAATATCAGCGGCTTTACCAAGTGTATGCTGTGAACCCGGTGCTGAGTCTTTAAGTTTTGCATTATATGCAACGGTTCGATAACCAGAATTAACAATCACCGGTTTACCAAAGTGATTTCGAACATCCTCAAGAACATCAATAAGTTCACAATCAATAAACACCATTCGCGAATTGTCATGACACTTAAATTCACGTAATGTAAAATGTTCAGAAATTTTAATATTTCCATAATTTACATTAGGAAGAGTACAATCAAATGCGTAATATTGTCGTTTATTCATTATTTGTCTTATCCTTCAATTTCTGCAGATATGGCTTAAAAAACTTTTCAAGAGAAGGATTCACTACACTGAGATTTTCAATAATACTGATTAACTCAGTAGCGCAAATGTAAACCGATACAACATTCAACAGCGGAATATCAATTTCGAGATTTACAGTCTTGCAAGCATACTCAAGCAATGTAGAACCAATCACTGCGACAATTTCAGATAGTTTATGATAACCTCCCTGGCGCATGATTGTACTATTAAAACTCCCACTGTACGAAGCCTTAATGCAACCGGTTACAATATCAAAAATAATGAAACCGGCTACAATAACATAAAGCTCCATAGGAAATACCTCCTTTCTTTATAAAATAATAGAACGAGGCCAAACTCCACGTTTGGGAACAATATGCATGACGACTCTTCGCCGTGGTAAACCATACATCATTCACTCGTTCTATAATACTATTATACCAGATAGAGGGCCCTATGGGCCCCCCTTTAGATACATGAAAGTATTTCACTTGTTAGTCCTTAATAATGAATTTCATTCAACATCTGCATGACCGGTAGAACCAAATGCGCCATTACCACGGTTGTTATTGATATTATCAAAAGTATAATATGGAAGAACAACAGGGAACATAACAAGCTGGCCAACTGCAACATTTTTTCCAATGTGGTATTCGCGATCAGAAGTGTTAGTCACGATTGCATGAATTTCACCAGTATAACCAGTGTCAATCGGTGCAAGATGAGTTGTAATACCCTTACTACCAAGGCTAGACCTAGGAAAAATGCATGCCGTCATTCCAACGGGAACTTCGATACCAATTCCGAGAGGAATCTTCTTAGTTTCATGCGGCGCAATAGTAAACGAATCCTTAGGAAATACATCAGCACCAGCATCATATTCATGTGCCCGAATCGGCATTTGTCCGCCAAAGTTATACATCTTAATATGCATGTTAAATATCCTCCAAAATTTTCTTAATTTTACAAATCTTAATAAGCGTATCATGAAATTCTTGTCGTGTTGATTTATTCATAAATCCCCAACAATATGCTTCAAGAAAACGAATATTATTTACCAAGTTAATAATATTGATTTTATAAGGTGCTGATTGTGACATTGCAGCGTCGGCAAGTAATTTACTTTTATTTTCATCATAAAAATGTAAACTACCAACAATATGCGTATATTCACCAGTTTTAATATTTAACTGTGCTGCGATATATTTCGTTAATTCGGTAAAGAAAAGAATATCATACGGAAAACCAGTATACAAATCATTTGAACGCATGTATACTGTAGTATGTAATTTATTGTTACGAATAAAAAATTGGATACAAACGGTACATGGTTCGTCTTTAGTTGTAATAACGCTCTTATTAGCATAATTAAGATTTAATACGGCACGGCGCGTATCAGTATCCATTTTCAATAAACGAATAACCGTATCAATCTGATTAAATCCAAACTTTTCTTGCAGTAAATATCCATAAGCACTATTGCAAGTTTTTCCATCGTCAGAAAGGCGATTCCAAATTGACGAAAACTTATTGATAAAATCCAAATGATTATCTCCAGAAAAATACCAAATTAACTCGCCAAGCGCATAAATAATAGACGCTCTAGGGTAAATAACATTATTATTCATATCAGTAAGGCGCATAGTAATATTACGCAATTCAGTAGTATTTGCTACTTTATCACCAATAGCATTGACGGAATTACAAACCAAACGATACAAATCATTTACGTTATCGCTTTCGTAAATTACTTTATCAATATATTTAATCATTTTCTCGCCTCCGAAATATTATGGTCTGTTCCATAAACTTCATCTAACAATGCAGTAATAATGTAAAGATAGGCGATCATGTCGTACAACCTGCTATTCCATGTTTCAACGGTATAATCTTCAGGATGTTTAGCCATATCACAAATTGTAATATAATGTTTACTTGCTTCACAAACCGTAGCAAAAATAGGATTCGTACCGAGCAGTGTCGCAAGTTTTTTATTATGTTCAAATCTATCACTACCAGGCCCATATTCTTTAGCTTTACTATTAAGTAAATTTACAACATCCTCATGAACGTTATTACAAATGTTATTAAATACTTCTGGACTCATATTTCCAACTCCTTATTACATTCTCATAAACATATTGTTTTGTTTCCTCAGAATCATAATACATTTCTGTAGGAATTTTTTCCGACAAGTCGGGGCGTTTATTTAATTTATCAATTACATTCCAAAAATACCTCCCTTTATCATAACACATTGTTCTAACTAACATATCAGGACGTAACGCTTTATCTTTACCATAACACAATTCCCAATAGCAAAAACACGGAAAAATATTAAACTTAAATTTGCGGTTACCAATCTGTACAATAAACGTTTTATTAAGTTTATCAAATTGGACATTATCTTTTGAAAATACATCAGGTGGAGTTACATACAAACCATTTGTTGCTGTATCATTCTGTCCTACTTTTAACACACGCGGAATTTCTTTCATATCCTCATATGCCATTTCAGCAAACTCGATAGCAACCAACGGTGATTCATCATAACCTAAATCTGGCTGTTGAATAATTTTCAAATCGCCAGGTTTAAGTTGTAACTTATCGATATTGATATTGAGCAATGTAAAATATGGATTATATTTACTGATTGTATTACCAACAAACCAAATACTGACATTCTTTCTACTACGAACAATAGTAGAAACTAACGACAAAAACTTTTCTGATTCCATCGGCAAATATTGCGTTGGATCCATCAATGCAAATTCTTCAACATCGATAATAGTAACTCTGTCATATTGATTCGATTTATATTTTTGTTCGTTACTTAATGCAAGAACATAACCAATAATATCTTTATTCTTTTTATCAGCTCCAATATCGTTAATGTAATAATACGGTGCATCATACCAAATTTCCTTATTGTATTCTTTCGCAAGCCAAGCTAATAAATTATCATCAAAATAATTTGCAACATATTTACCTTGCATATCGAATAAATATCGAATAATACGGACAAATTGCGCACCAGTTTTAAGATAATTTTTTATCCACTGTTGTGCCGTTGCATGCGACTTACCATTAGAACGTCCTCCAATAATCAGACCATAATCTGGATGTAAATTCCAAATGCGGTCAATAGAATAATATTTCATACATATACATTAACGTCACGTTGGTACATATAAACCTTCAGTTCCGGAATATTTAATGCACCATCAACGATTGTATACTCCTTTCTATCATAATCAAACTTAACCGTTAACGGGTCCAAATCATCAGAAATTCTATTTTGCATACGGTTACATAACAATTGATAATTACGATTTTCACATGATTCAAGCGACATAATCGCAAACTGTATACCAGACAAACGAGCACCAGGCCAAAATTCAACATTAACTGATTTACCTAAATAATCAGTACAAACTAACTTAATAGGTTCTGACACATCAACATATTTAGGAATCAATTTACTCGTTGCAGATTCATCAACATACATATTTGGTTTGAAGTAAAATGCCGATGCTTCGATCGCTTTATTAAGCGTTGTATATTTAAGATTCTTATTTAGTATCTGTGTCAAAAACTCAGAATAAACTTTCTTTGGCAGTCCTGCAATTGTCGATTCCCATTCGTAATTACCTTTCTTGTTTTTCTCACATGCAATGTAACGTTTTGAACCTAAGGACTTAAAAGCATAATATGTACCCTCATAATCATATGCACCTAATGCCGAATATTGTTCAACCATAGGACCAGTTTCATTATTGAAACCATCAATAAGTACTTTAATATTTACATCATCAGGTACATGTAATTTTACGGAATCTGTATCCCAATATAATGGTAAACATTTGTGTTCAGCCATATATATTGAAGAAGTCACTTCCCATAAACGAACAATAGATGTAATTATGATGCCCCATAAGTAACATGTTGCATCTTTTGCTTCACGTATTGAATTCTCACCTTCTACAATATCCTTGTATTCATTATATTGATAACTACGACGAACGATATGCATGACCATAATTCCATACAAACCATTAAGTTCGCCTTTACGTTGATGCAAGACCATGTCGAGATAATAAACTGCTTCATGTTCTTCCATATCTTCAACATGTTTTATTTCAACATTATCAATACCAGGAATTTTTCTATACTCTGATTGCCAATCACCATTCTCACGATATAAACGTAATGTATTTTTCAACACTGTTTTTGCACGATAACAATAATCAACAGCGTTTCTCCAATATTGAGGTAATTGTTGAATATCTGAACCAATTAACATTTGTGTACATTCAACAATATTGTAATTATAACACCAATGCCATGTTAATAAATCAATTGTTGTACACGAAATAACACACTCTGAACATTCAACTAATTTACCATTATCAAATAATGCATCTGGAGTGACAGATAGTAATTTATGTTTCGATATCAAAGGTAATGTAAATCCATTAACTTGATTTATAATCGATACATCTTTTAACTTAACTGTAACTACAGCAAATCCAGCAAGCTTATCACGAGTGGCTTTAGCTAATTTTAATGGAGAATCATATTTAGATAACAAATATTTCATTAATCTATTAAACTGTTTGTTTGTGTCTAACACAACTTTAAGTTTTCTAGGATACCACATTGCCATCATAGCACCAGGATATGCACTTCCTAAATCCATAGATGCAACATTAAAAAATAAATTTCCTTGCTGAAAAACATTACAATGCGTAAATCCACCGGAGAACGCTGCTTCAAGAAACTTCGCAACATCTTCCAATGGCATTTCTTTTGGAAATACTTCGGTTGCTATATCTAGAGCTTCATCAAACAAACTAACATTATGTTTCTTAATATGATTCTTGCGTTTCTTATTGTCAGAACGATATTGTTCTCGAATACCAATGACTTTATTTACTGACTCATTACGTTTCAAAACGTCTTTAATCATAGCAGTATTTGTATATGGAGCACCTTCAATAGATTTATATCCATTGTTCCACAAACACATTGCCCACGCACCTAATGTAATAAGTACATCATTTTCGTTATATTCAATTTCTTTATCGTCCAACGGTGTTTCAAAATGTCTTTTTACATCATAATCATACTCCAATTTTTCAAAACCATATTTCGCAGCATTTTGTTTTAATGAGCCAAGACCAAATAATCTGGCAGCATCAAGAAAAACTAAATTACCAGCTAATACGGACATTATACTATGTTTACCTTCAATAACTGTTGGATATTCGGGATTATAATTATCTCGAATAAAGTTAATGTTCTTTTGCAAATAAGACCATTCGTACGCCAGATTATATACTAAAATGATAAATCGCGCGTTTAAGTCTTCAGCCGTACCATTCAAAATGTTACATAATAAATCAAAATCGTTCCATGTTCTACCAAATACACATGTTGTACATTTCTTCAAATCATTATTGTTTTTACACAAAACTAAATCATTATAATCAGCACCACCTAATGTCCAATCATACATTGTTGCATATAAATCGGTCCATGAGGTCGTCTCAATATCAAATGACAGTAGATAATTTGAAGTTAGAACATAACGCTGTGAACGTTTCTTTTTTGAATCAATTTTAACTTCGCGCATCCGTTGTTGTAAAATTTTAATGTTCCCATAATCCATTAAAAATCAATACCATACAACGTTACCATTTTAGCATAAACTGGTGATGCCATTAACTCAGCATATTCATCAGGTCCTAATTGCGATATACTATCATGAATAGTTTCACTAACTTCAATATATGCTTTATCGAGGGCTTTATATGGGTCACCCTCAGCAACTTTATAACGCTCAGCAATTTCATCAAGGTTTACACCAAAATATTGTGCAACCTCTTTTGATGCTTCATAATCGTCAAGTGTAACTGTTTCTGCTTTAACTAACAATTCATCTGAATGCAACGCTTTATCCAACTGTACAACCGAATGCTTAGCACGAGCGGAAATACCAGAACGAGAAGAACGTTGTTTAGGAGTCTGACGAAAAGCATTTTCAGAACCTTCGCGATGGATATTCTGAATCTGCAAAACTCGCATTGTTTCATCTGTTTCAGTCCTCAACTGATTAAGTTGTTTATCAATCAAATCAAGCGCGCGCTGTTGATACAGTTGTTCGACAGGGGCCAATCTAGTTTTACGACGACGAATGGCTCTTGCCGATTCACTTAGTTCATATTTGGACAGATACTGAATTGCATCAATTAACTCACGTGCATGCCCTTGTCCTTCTTTCGCATCATCGATAATGTTCCACTGATCGAGAAATGACTGTCCATAAGTTGATGCCCTGTTTATCAAACCAGTTTCCTTTGACCATTCCCAACCGTATTCTTGTCCATATTTTTGAACAATTTTTCGCGTATCTTGTAACTTACTCATATTGTGTACCTTATGTTAACAATTGTTAATTATTTAACAAAGGCCCTTTACCGGAGAATCACGTTGATGATAGAACATTATTTAAGCTCCTTTACTCCTCAATAGGATGGGACGAAATAACAAGAGTCGGATAGCCATTCTCGTTCGTCTGAACGGAAACATAAACGTCATCCAGAGCAATAGTGCGCGACCAATCGGAAATAGTCGTCGTATCATCAATTGCGACAGACACACCACAAGTCTGATACTGACCGGACTTCAGCCAAATCAAACCTTCTTCAACCTTAGCGCATTTGCCTTCAGCATCCTTAAACTTAAAGAAATTACGATTGCCATTATTTTTGTTGCCCTTCTTGAAAGCCATAATAAATCTCCTACGTTTTAAGTTCGCCAACTATGAAATATATTGTAACACTAATGTGTTAACACTAATTATGCAAATATTACATAAAACCACATTATAAAACCTAATAACATTAAAATACCGGCTATCAATGTATTTATTTGTTTCCAATCGTATTGAAAACAGTATACAAAATATGCAGCAACCAAAGCCGTATAAAATATAATAAACATTATTCACCTCAACATAATATTTGCATTTTTATATACGCCACAACTTTGACATAAATCAATGTAACAAATTTCACCTGTAATTGCATCACAACAAATTGATTTAACAACGTGCTCTCTATCTACTCTAACTTCAGTTGATTTAATATAATAATGACCGCCATAACTAATCAAGGTACCAGGTTTAATATCCTTAAGCTCAGCAAATTCAGCTTTAATAACCATATTATTCACTCCATTTTTTATAACCACTATCTTCAAGAATAACAGACAATGTCCGAGGTCCGTCAATCTTATATGCAATAATTTTTGAACGGAGCAAATCAGAACTTAACGAACGAATACTAACATAATCATCCAAATAGCCATGGAGCCAAACATATTCACGTTTTAATGAATATGCAAGCCACAATAAGCTATTTTTATCAATTACAACGCGTGAAACTGTCTCACCAGGTAATTGAATTACAACATGTTTTGTCTTGGTTCCATTAGATAATTGCGTCATATTACTCACCATCGAATTTCTTACAATCAAGCTGGCAATGATGTTTTACATAATAATCTTTAGCATCAATAGGCAAATTCAAAATGTGATACGGACAATCCATATACTCACAATGATAAATAATGCTACGACTATATGAACACACTGTCGGCATCTTATTCTTAGATTTAACTTTCTTCGCCATATTATACCTCCAAAATTTCAGCCAAATAACGCTTAATAGCGACAAGGTCCTTACAAACATGCTTATAAGGACACTGATAACAATCGTCACCGTTGCAATCAGACTGTTTCGCAACAGATTCCTTTGCTTCGATGAACAACTGCTTCAACATTGCTTTTTCACCATCATTGTAACGGTCGAGCATCAAACGAATCATAACACAACTTCCTTTCTGGACCTATAGTCCTAAGGGCCCACTGGAAAGGACCCTTTCGTCTTAATTTTCAAAGACTCATCAGAGGACTTCAATATGCATTGTCTTATAGTTGAAAAGGCGTACTGTATACTCAGCATAAACCGTTGTCAACACGTCAATGAATGTTGATTTATACAAAAACCTATTTGCATCTTCGATCGTAACCGTATCACCATATTGGAAATTCTCGCATGCATAAAACAACTGCCTAACTGTCATACTACTTTATTCACCTCGAAACCGTAATCAGTCTTAATTATACCATACTGACTATCATCAAAACGACAAACTGTTTCACCGTTCTTAGCTCCAACCCATTCGCCATCGCTCAAAACCAAATAGTCAACAAAAATCTCAGCACACTTATGACCGTGATAGAACAACTTGATAGCCATTGTTAAACCTCCACTCTAGTATAGCGATAAATATGACGCTTAACATTATCGTGAATAACACCAACAGGAACACAAGGCACATCCAAAACGCCATATCCTTCTGAAGAAAACAAACCAACACGACGATACATACGATGATGTAAAACAAATGTTTTACCGACTGGCACATCATAAAGCGGAATCTTTTTCATATTACAGCTCCTTATTAACGTAATTATCACAATAATCCTTGTCCTTATTACGTTGATACCAATCAAGCTGATGGTCAAGTTTACTAGCTGATTCTACCAACTTCTTACGAATAATTGCGTTGTCCATAATAACCTACCTTTCTATTTTGTCCTGAGGGCCCAATAAAGGACCCTTTCGTCTTAATTTTCAAAGACTCATCAGAAGACTCAGTCGGCAATTTTGACAATGGACTCAATCAGGCAACCCTTAGGAAATTCGTCGTTAGCCTTCTTGGCGAACAGCTTAACGTCGCGCTCGGCATTCTTCCCCTGACCGGCGGTGCCATGAACAACCTTGGTGACACGATTCAGAACAAACTTGTTATTCTCATCGCGATCGACAGTGACATAAGTTACCTCACAAGTAGCAGTACCACGAGGAGCATGCTCAGACTCAGACTTCAGCGAGAAAATCTTCTCACCCTCAGCGAGCTCAACCTTTGCGCGAGCGGCCTTGGTGTCATCAGCCTCGACCTTAACCATACGAACATTCTCACCAGAAGCAACAATAATAGTGTACATCATAATAAATACCTTTCTACAGTTTAACGTCATGATAGGACATATAATATTATGGCATTTCTGCCAACGGCCAGAAAGGCCGTTTCGTCTTAATTTTCAAAGACTCATCAGGACAATTAAATAATGCCATATTTAACCATAATTATAGCCTTTCTGCCAAAAGATTAATTTTATTTATTTATTTTGTTTAATTCCTTTTGACATTATTATTCTACCACAAAGCCAGCCCCTAGTGTTGAACAGGCCATTAACATTTTGTAGACAAATTATTAACAATTTTGGCACATCATTGTGCACAACATGAGCTGTTTTCAATGAACAACGTTATATTCATTCTTGTATACATCATTGTCTCGCCTCCATGTGTCTATGCTTGTGCTCATCGAACCTACGCATCATTGTGTT